ATATACTATCGTTCTTGTATGTATGTTGACAAATGTAAGGGAGTGAATTGCTTAGCGATAAAAATGCATTTAATGTTCTTTGAAATAAAGCCTGAGCCTTATCATCTTTTGTAGCCTGTAGGAAGTAACTAGCCTTTGGTCTTAGTAAACTATCAAACAACATTCGTGATGGAATCATTTCTGATTTACCGTAACGCTTCTGTGTATAGGCAACTAGTCCGTAGCAGTTCTTGTCCTTCTTACAAAGGTCTTGCATTAAAGCCATCTGACCATGCGCCCATCTATAGTTAGGGTATACACCTCCGCCTAAGTCCCAGTGTTTTAGGAATCCGTAATGAGAACCAGTAAGATAAACTAACTCACCGTTGTTATAGAAATGATAACCGTTCTCTAATCTGAATAACTCTTTTAACTGATAGTTTTGCTTCTCTTCAACAGTCATGTGGCTAAAGTTTGGGTCTTTAGGTCTTTCCCACCTCTGTTGTTTCTTGGGTAAGTCTTTATTATATACAGGTTCAAATGGTTCTGGACACTCGTAGGATAAATTATTTACTTTTCCGTTGTCATCAGGCTCTCCACTTGTTCCGAATAATTCTATACTATGCTTTTTTGCCATTAGCTTCTAAGTGTTTAGCTAAAATGTTTTCTGCTTCTCCTGCCTTAACTCTCTCTACTTCTGTTTTCTCATCAGTAGTCATTTTTATGTATAGCTTTTCTAAGTCAGAATCTAAGTCAGGTAATAGCTTGATTATCTTCATTATCGTTTCGGATTGCGCTCTTGAATCTTCTCCTTCGTCTTTTGCCCTAACAGTAAAAGGGCAAGTATCTATTTCGTCTTGCCAAGATTTTCTTTGCTTATATATTGTCATATAAGTAGAAAAAGAATGACTTTTTTTGACTGTATCAAAAAGTTTACTCCACTCCTTTATTTTAATTTGTAAGTCCATAGATAACTTGGACAGTTCTTTACTTTCCTTTTCTGTTAGTGCCATATGTTTTTATTATGTTCATTTTCAGTTCTTCACGCTAAAAATGATTTTTGTTGGTTATTATTATACGCAAATATAAGTTCCTGAAACATACCAATCATCAGCAACTGAAAGTGGATTGACAGGTGTATTAAATTTAAATGCTAAGTCATTAGTAGTTCCTCCGTACCATAATAACATATTAGTAGTTGAAGGAATTCCTTCCCCAAGTATTCTATAATGCTGAACAGCAGAATCATCATAAACCTGTCCATCTCTAAATACATATTGAACAGATGGAGCAAAAGGTAAAGTTACTGAATACTGTCCAGTTCCAAAATTAGTAACAGTAGCACAGTTTATATTTATAGTAAAATGTACAAGTCTTCCTATTTTAATATAAGAACCAGTTGCAGGATTAGAAGAATAAGTAAGCCCTGTTCCTGACCATATTGGAGTATAGGCTACAACATTAGAGTTTGCTCTATTGTCTATATAGCTTACAATTGAATCCATTACGGATTGAGGTATCGATGTTAGTAATCCCATTTTTGTAGTAAGTAGTCTAAGTTAATATTCATGCTGTTATAGTCTGTATTTCCATTCATTAAGTTGTCCTGAGTTTGAGTTGTTACAAAAGAATTGTAATTAACAAACTGAGAGCCCATTAGTGTTGTTCTTCCTTTCTTAAAGTCCGCAATATTAGAAATCTGTTTGTCAGATATCTTCTTACAGGTTCTTGTGAACATTGAATTGAAATTAGGTCTTAACATCTTTTTATTTATTTATTTTAAGTTTTTGTTTTTAGTTCCTAAGTAGTTGACAATAATATCAAGTGATGCTTGTACTGCGCTAAAGTCATATGCAATGCTAGTAGCACTCTGCACATAAGGCAAAGAGTATAAAGTATTGGTTCTTATAAAGTTATCCTTGAAATCTTCGCTTGCGTTTAGTGTGCTATTAGATAAACTATTTACATAGCTTTGGTATATAACACTTGATGCTGCATTAGTCCAGAAGTCAAAAGAATTTTCATCAAAACTTCTAACAACTGTCGGTGTTCCTGAGAATGTAAAAGAACCTGATTTTGTAAATACTTGACCTACATAGTGTTTTTCTGCTCCTATTAAAATAAAAGCATTTGGAGTTCCTTTTACAATATAAGTACCTGCTGCTATTGTTCCTGCTGCACTTTCTGTTGTATAGATTTCGTAATTAACTGTTCTTGCCGAGTCTGCAAATGTTGTAGAGTTCTCGTTTAAATCAGAAGGGTAAAAATTATAATTAGTTATTGTGCTTGGTATTAGTGTATTGTATGTGCTGTAGTAACCAGTAGAGCTAACTAATAATCCTGCTGTTGTTGGTAAGGTAAAAGCTGCGTATGCTACAAATACGTCTCCTGAAGAGTAAAGAATACCATTCATAGTAAAAGAACCTGTTATTACAATATATTCATTATTAGCTATTAAAGCTCCTACTGTTCCAGAGTTTAATACACTATTATAGGTAGAGAATAAAAATCTAACTGCCTTCACATCAGAAATACTAATTCCTAGTCCAGTGTAGTCAGTACTATCGTATATACCTAAGGTGGTATTTGTACTGTTGTCTGTTGAGATGATTATATCTGTTGCCATGATTATCCAGTTGTTATTTTACTCATTATATACCATCTGTTTGAGCCACCGTATTTAACGGTAACACAGTTGTAGGCTAAGTTTAAACCAGTATAGGTAGCCGAACCATCTATTTCTTCAATACCTGCGTTAAAAACTACCAAAGAATTTGTTGTAGCACCTGCTATATTTTTAATTATAAACTCATCACCATTTGCTACTGTAGAAGTATCAGGTAATGTTATTGTTAAACTTGTTCCATTTACTAAAATAGTTCCTTCTGTGATAGGTACACTATAATTAGCTGTAATAGTTTTTATTTTAGAAGTTCTAACAATTAAGTCAGTAGAAGTCATTGCTAAGTTACCGCTAATAGTTATTTCTTCTACGCTACCTGCACCTGCGGTAATTCTTCCTAATATTTTCTTAGCAGCACTCACTACTTGCATTTTAGCGTAAGTAACTGCGTTCGCAGCTATTGTTAAAGCTCCACTTCCTAAAACATCACCTGTGTGAGTAGCGTTAGTAACCTTTGCTGTGTTTGCAACTACTGCACTATTAGCAGCAACTCTTACATCTGTATAATATAAATTACCACTTTCAGGAATTAAGGCAGTAATAAGAGAAACAGCACCAGTTAAAGCATTTACACTTGAAACTCCTGCCGCAAATGTTGTCCAAGTTGCATTATTAGAACCATCTACTATTAAAGCTTTTCCTATATTTACGGTAACATTTGTATCTGTAAGAGCGTTTATTGCTAATTGTCTTGTTGCCGCATTAGTTCCTCCCTTAGCAAAAGACAAAGGAGTAGTTGCTGCCAAGGTATCTATTTCTATGTTTGCTGGAACTACATCTAATTCAAAATTTGGGTTAGTAGGATTAATACTAATTTTTGATGAACCTGCTGTTATAGCTCCCTCTATTATTGCTGAACCTGCGTTATTTGTTCTAATGATTCTATTTGCATTTATAGCAGATAGCCCTGTACCTCCTTTTGTAAAAGGAACTACTGGTAAGTCTGTCGACACCAAGGCTCTCATTGTAGGTTTACCTGAAGCTCCGTCTGGAGAAGCATATACAAGATTAGCTGCCTTGCTTATTCTTGAGAATGTTATTTCTGGTGTTGTAGTCGGATTAGACACGCTTGCACTAAATAATTCAGCAACGTCTGTATCTACTTCTGTAAAGTTTGTTACAGTACCTCCACTGCTAGATGTGCCTAGTAATGAATTAACAGCAGTCTCCACTATCAGATTATCGCTATTGTAATCTGCTGTGGTTAATGGCGTTCCTGTGTTGGCTCTTGATAACTGTATTGACATTTATTATTATTATTATTTTCTATTGCAAAATTAGTCTTTTCCTTTGTAATTTACAAAGTTTAAACTTGTGAATTATAGTAGCCGTTAAATAACCCTTGAGTAAAAGACGTATAATAGTTAACGTCTTGGATTATACCGTTAATCTCATTCCTTATTATTATTCTTTGACTATCAGTTATTCCAACAAAATTATAGCTGTGAATAAGATTGCTCAAATAAATAATAGTGTCATCACTAACGTCAAATGGTAATCCTAATTGCGTACAACGAACTTGCTCCAGTCTTAATTGATATATTATTTGATTGTAGTCCATTAATATATATTATTAGCTAAATTATCAACTTCTTCCTGTAAGCTTACAATATTATTATATGCCTGACCTAAACTTACTAAACCAATATTGGCAGCATTCTGCATAGTGTAGATATTTGTAAAGATGGTGGCTATCTGATAGTTGTATTCCCTGCCTTGACTTTTAGGATTTAAGATGTTTGAGGTTTGTAGGGATACTAAACTAGTTTCTAAGTTATAGATAGTTTGAAAGTTACTTACTGCTCCGCTATTATAAGGTGCAACTCCAAAAGTTCCAGTTCCTACACTTACTGTTGATGCTCCTGAAGCTGTAAATACTTCTCCTTGTTTATAGGTGCTTCCTAAGTATACAACAGTTCCAGTTCCAGTAACTAAGTACTTAGTACCTAAAGTTGTTGTGAAAGCTGTAGTATTTACAACTCCGTATACTTCGTACTGTAAGGTTAAGATGCTATCAGGAATAACGCCAAGTGTGGTATAACCTAAGTCTTGCGTACTTAAGTACAAGGGAGTTCCTAAAGCTGTTGGCAACCATCTTGATGGAGTTATTAGCGGATTGTAATATCCTGTTGTTTCAAATGTATCGCCAGCAACTACTACTAGTCCTGTTACATGAGGAACAAAGTAATTACCTACTGTTACTATCTTGCCATCGTAGGTTTGTGAAGCTCCACTCGTCTTAATGTATTGAGTGTAACGAACTAAGGCAGCTCCAACGCCTAGTGCTGAGGGAGTTATGTTTACATAGTTTCCTATTAGTAAATTTATTCCGCCAACTTGTGCATAGGTAAGGTTAGGGCTTCCGTATCCACCAGTATTGTTTGTGGCGTAACCACCTGTAGTATCTGTAAAGTTAATTATCTCACCGAAAGGGTCTACAATTTCTAAGTTGTTTGTTGGGAAAAGGCTCATAGTGCAAATATAGGTTATTTTATTTTATTGTTTGTTCTGCTGCTCTTTGTTGTTTTAATATTTTATTTACTTCACTAAATACAATATCGGCATATGCATCTGTAAGCTTTTCGACTGCTACAAGTTTTTCAATCTCTTTAAACGTATTTCCATTTTGCTTAATTTTAGAAACAACAAACCTAGATATCTGACTAACGTCATTTTTCTTAATATTTTCTATTTCTTTTTTATACTCAGGAGTTACTTTAGCCAATCTTTCCTCGATATCTTTTTCTTGCTTTTTATCCTTTGAATCAAATTTCTTTTCACGAGACTCGTCTTTCATTTCTCTTTTTAAACTATTATAAGACTCTTCTGGTAAAGATATTTTAGCCTCAGCTAATTTTGACGCATCTGAAACAATAGAGTTTACTTCTTTTTGAGCATCTTCTTTTGACATATCTTTAATATCTTCAAGTCTTAACAATAAGTTTTCTTTTAGGTACTTACCTCTTGCCTCAGCATAATCAAAGAACTCATTATCAGTCATTGCTCTAAACTTACCGCTTTCTATATCTATAATATTAGCTGTCTTTATATTTGGTCTTGTTAAAAATATTTTTTTACTTGTCAGTGTTGCAGTCAAGTCTGTATCTTCAGATTTAGATGTAAACTTATCTGTGTCTGCAATAGACCTTTCTCCCCATATATTCACTTTGTCATTTAGCATATTTCTAGCGACAGGAATATCTCTTACTAGCTCTGCTACTAAACTAGTTCCTACTTCTTTTTCTGGCACGTCAAATGCTCTTTGAATATCTCTAGCAGACTGAGTGTATAACGAAGGTAATACAAATCCTTTGGCAGTTTTAAATAAAGACTTTATAAATTCTTCGCCAACATTTTCTGTTTCTGTAAGGGCTTTAAGAAATGAATTTACCGATGTTAAAAAAGTGCCGTCTAAAAAAGTTCTTGATGCACTAATAGCTCCAAAAGACATTTTACTTATAATAGTGTCTTCAGAATCGCCTTTTCTGTATTTTTCGTAATCTTTTAAGTTCCCAATAAAACTAAGCATTACTAATAAAGGAGTAAATTGGTACGAAATCCAATCGCCATATTTTTTAGTTTTCTTATTGTAAACCCTGAATGAGTATGGTTGCCATCCTTCATTTTTAAGCATTTCGTTTTTCTTGTATTGACCAGTTCCATTTGCTGTTATTTCTAATAAAGGCTCGTCATCGTCATCGCCTTTTATGGTAAGCATTAATACAGCTACTGACGCAGCTAATCCTACCGTAGCTTTTGTTACTAGTTCTACTCTATGTTGGTCTTGTTGCATTTTTGACATAGAATCCCAATCTTTTTTAGGTAATCCAGATACAGAGCCTTGTCTAGCAGCTCTTAGATAACCCCAAGGAGTGTAGTTGATACCCATATTAGCCAAATTTGCTATTACGTTTGTAAAAGGCACAACAAATCTACCTAATTTAGTTGCACTATTTTTGCCTATCCCTTTGTTTATAAGTTCAGCAAAAAAACCCAATAAACCAGATGCAGGATGATTAAAAGTATTCCAAGCAGCATAAGCATTACTTTCATCTATTATTTCTGGACTTCTGCTATTTTGAACTAATTCAAATGCCCTTCTTTTTTCATTTGTTTTTATATTTCTGATTTTTTTTGCTTTTTCAGAACTAGATATATTTTCAGCATTTACCGCATCTATTTCTGCCTGAGCCTCTTCAGCTGCCTTTACTTTTGCATCAGGAATAGTACTATCATTTGCGTGCAATATATCAAGTGCTCTTTGTTTAATTTTAACACTAGGGTCAAGCTTATTTTCTTTAGCGGCTAACATTCTAGCCCATTGATAAGCTCTCATTTCTTTCTGAGCTTCAAACATAATAACATCGGATGCTACCATTAGTCTTCTTACATACTTTAAGTAGTTAGCTGGATTATATTTACCGCCCTTAAAAGTTACAAGTTCTAAGGTAGAAGGTATTTCCACTCTTCCTCTAATTGGGTTATAACCAGTCTTTAAAGAGCTTCCTGCTTCTAGTATACCTCTGTTAACCCCATTTATAATACCTCTAGCCATAAATAATCCTGTCTTAGGATTTTTTATAGCGGTCTCTCCATAAGAAAATAACAACTGAACTACGTTAGCCCCAAAGTTAACTTCTTGAGTGTTGTATCCAGATAAAACATTTGCGTACCATATAGATGTAATAACATCCATTAATGGTATTCCTTTTATTTTAGATTCGTAGCCTAATAAGTCTTCAACTGCCTGTGCTCTTTTTATTCCTTCTGGAGACTCCTCTACTATTGAAGCTAACCTTTCTATTTCTGTTATTTCTTCTTGATTTAGTTTAGCCCATCCCATCTTGTCGGCATATGCTTCTACTAAGTCTTGTTCTTTAAACGCTCCTAGATTTGTTAACTTTAATAACTCTGATTCTAAGTTCTTTAGCTCAGGTTTCTTTCTTTCTTTAGGATTAAATACTGTATCTAATATTTTCTTTTTCTTTTCTGTAACTATTCTTTCAAATTCTTCTTCTATAGCTTTTGCATATTCTTTAGCCTCATTTTCAGTTAGTTCAGTGCCTTCCATTATTTTTTCTACTAAAGTTCTTTTAGCAGAATCTACTACTGTATAGTGCTCTATAGCTATTTTTGAAATAGATGTATTTAAATCTTTAAGACCTCCCTTAACACTTTTCTTAGCTTCTCTAGCTCTTCTGTCTTTGTTTTCCTGTAGAATAGTTGCTTCGCTATCTATCTCAGATGCAGGAATGTTTAATTCTTTTGCCGCTTTTCTGTATAAATCAGCTAGGTATGGTTTTACCTTGTCGCCAAAATCTTCTATAAGTGCCTCACTAAATTCTTTAAACTTTCTTGAGCCAGCCTCTAAGTGATACACACCGATAGGAATTAATTGAACAGGTATGGCTACTGCAAAAGATTTACTAGCAAGGGCTTTTTTCATTTCCTCGTATTTCGCCTTTGTAATTACCTTGTTCTTAGTACCGTAGTCAGCATAAGTTCTGGCTGCTTTTTTTCTTTTCTCAGAAGGCTTTCCTCCTAAATTTTCAACAGCTTCGTTTATAGCGTCTTCGTTAGCTTCTTTAAACTTTTCCTTTATTTTGGTAAGTTTATCGTCTGCCTTCTCTTTCTTCTTGTTGATGTTGTTTATCATCTTCAACATCTTTCTTAGCTCTCCTTCAGGCGTAAGAGCTGGGAACATAGCAAACGCCTGTATACCTTGTCCAGCCTCTGTCGCAGCAACTACTAACTTTTCTCTTAAATCATTAGCCTCGTCTAATCTTCCTTCTGCTGATAGCTTCTTTATTGCAATTTGAGCCATGGTAAACCTAACTCGTAAGTTCATTCCATTCTTCCAATCGTTAACAGCGTATACTGAAGCATCTAATCCTAGTTCATCCATTAGATTCATTACTTCTTCTACGGTGCTCTTATTAGATATCTCTTCGTAGTTTATAGCTCCTTCTGACATTTGTAAAGAAGGATTGTCTTTTAGGAACTGTTTCGTTAGGCTGCGTTCTTTCATCTTGCCTCCTGTTGGGGCAGGTGCAGTTGAGGTAGTGGTTAGCTTTATTTTAGGAACAAACTTGCCTTCAGCTATTAGCTTGTCGTATAAACCGCTCGAAAGCAACGCAAAAAACTGGGCTTCACTGTATTTAATTCCCTTGTATGTAACAAAACAACTCATGTAATATATTATTATTTAGGCAAAAATAATCTTTTATCTTGAAATTATACTAGTTTTATCTGGGTATTTGCAATTACCTTATTCCCTTTCAATAAGTTGTCAATTGCCCATAAAGGTTGAAAGTTAGTATAGTGGTTTAATTTTATTAGCTCTTGTTCATCCTTTGCTAGCGAAACTGGGTAAACATGGTCGAGATGCCACTCACCTTGATTTTCCCAATTCATACCAAAAGTAAATTGACGTTCCAAGTGTTTTTTAAATTCTTCATAATTACATCCCAATATTTGACAAGTTTTTGAATCTTTTTTATAGCCTTGTCTTTTTATTGAATTTGAAATTAATGAGCTAATACTACACCTTAATTTATATAAAGGGTCTATTTTTTTTCTATTATTTTGATACTTGGTAATATGTTGATTATTAATTCTATTGTATATTTTTTTCTTTTCGCCAAGCTGTTGTTTATTATCTAAACGATACTGTTTTTGATATTCTTTTGTTTTTTCTTTGTTTTTTAAACAATATTCTTTTAAAGATTCTTTATTTTTTTCTCTCCATTCTTTTATCTTTTCTTTGTTTTTTAAATAATATTCTTTTTTATTTTTTTTATCGTATATTTTTTTCTCTTTTTTATTTTCTAAATGATATTTTTTTTGATATTCTTTTGTCTTTTCTTTAATTTGTTCTTTATTATTTATATAATATTCTTTTGCTTTTTCAGCAATTTTTTCTTTATTATTTAACCGATATTCTTTATTATATTCTTTTCTTTTTTGTAGTAATTTTTCTTTGTTTTCTCTTTTTTCTAGGTAAGTCATAATTATATTATTATTTATATTTTAAACATAGTAAGGGTTTTTACCTAGTGAATAACCTGTATTTCTTATTGCCGTTTCCTTTTAACAGTAAACACAATAACAGTAGTTAAACTGCCCAATCCTAGCGACCTATTTTTATAGGTATAAAATACAGACCTCTCCGCTTTTATTTTTAATTGAACTTTTAGAAATAATTGGCTTATTTATATGGTTATCACTATCTGTATCTTTGAACCCTTAAAACATCAACAGTATTCACCAATTATTTATTGTTTAAATGTATGTGAGATTTGTTTTTTGTACTGTACATATCTATACAACAGTAGGCATAAAAAAACCCAAACAATGCGGATGTTTAGGTTTTCTTTAATGCCTATCTAAAGGCGGTTATATTATTAATAAAAATGAAAATATACAAATGAAAATCGTTGAATCCGCATTACAACGCAACAAATGTACTGCTTTATTTGAAACAAACAAATAAAAAAAATATAAAAGTCATAGGGGCAAAGAATCGAACTTCATCCTCTGCTTTCGCAGACTGCTGCCATTAACAACACACCCTTGACTTAATTTTTTTTATCCTATTTCAAAGTACGAATGCTCTGCTGTTAGCTCTCCTGCTTTGTCTAAATTCTCGAACACTGCACACAAATCGGTGTAGAATATTACAGCTTCGTTTTGTATTTGCAAGTAACCAATTAACTTCTGGTATGCAAGTTGGTCTACATTAAATAACTTCATACCTTGCTCTGCATATAACTTACTAACCTCAATTTCTTTCTCTAAAGCCATTTCTATTAGCTCGTACAAGCTCTTGCTCTTGCACTTGGTTATTCCAATAGCAGGAATAGTATAAGCATTGCCCCTTCCAGAGATATAATCAACCCAGCCCATGAAGTGTTCTTTCTCTTCTATAGCTTCTTGGTTAAAATATTTTTGTGCCATCAAAAAGCCTAATTTATTAGCCACTACAGCCAATTGATTGTAGAAGGTTGATTGTTCTAATTCTATTTCAGCTAATGGAGCGATAATCTCCATTGCCTCGTCTGATATTTCGTAGTATTTGTTCATATTGTTTACAAATTTAAGTTTTTGTTATCTGATTACCAAGAACAGTCAGTTGTTAGTTCTACGCTAGCCATTAATTGTTTCTTTAAGTCTTCAAAGTTATCCATAATCTCTTGTATTTTAGGATTTACTTTGACAGCTTCAGCTATATTCTTGTTTCTAATAGCACCGCTTGTAGTTCCTAGTATCTTTTCAAATGCTTTTATATCCTTAGCATTTGGAGTAAATTCTGCTTGCTCTGTGGTTGCCGTAGGCGATTCATTTTCAGTTGGGTTGTTGATTAAATCAAATGCCGCTTGAATATCTTCTTTAGGGAAATACTCCTCTAAAGTTTCAGCTATTTCTTTGTCAGTTAACTCACCTTCGTTCTGAGATTCTTTAATCATATCAACAACAGGCTGAACATCTCTGCCTCCTTTTGAGAACTGAGATAAACCTTCTCGAACTTGTGCTTTTAACTCTGGTGTTATGTCTATTGAGTTTTGAGTGGTAGTATTTGTTTTTAACTCTTTTCTCGCATCGTTAGCTTCTTTGTAAGTGTCAAATATTGGATTTTTATTCCCATCCATTAATTGCCAAGTATCTGTTCCGCTTACTCTCACTATGCCAATATTATTTGGGTCTGATTGTTTTTTACCTTCAATCTCCACCGTCTTCGGTTCTTGCTTAAACAAACTCTTAGCTACATTACCTACTATGCCTAAACTTTTTTCAGAAGGTGAACCATAAAAGCCTTTCATTCCTTTACCACCAACCGCTAATCCTTCTCCTTCAAAAATACTTTCCCCTTCTTGTACTTTTTTAGCTATTTCTTTGCCAAACATTCCTTCTAATTGGTCAAAAGCAATGTAGTCTTGGTCTTCTAATATATCACCATTTTTATATGTTTTTGCTCTGTAACTATCTGCACCTTCTCGTTTTATTATTTCAATCTTATCAACCTGCTTCCTTAAATCATATCTATCATTTTGTTGCTCACCAGTAGTCCATGCAATCTTTTTAACTCCTTGTCTTACTGCTTCTTTTAAAGCTACCTTTAAGCCAAGTTTAGTCCAAGCATTTGTATCCATTACAAATGGTGCTTTTTTTACACCTTCTTTTGCAGAAAATTCAAAAATCTTTTTATTTATATCTTCTAATTTATTTTCTACAGAAGCAAGTTGGTAAGATGGTGAATACCCAGATATTTTTTTACTATTATTTTCTAATTCTTTAATATAAACATCATAAAAATTTGACAACTCTTTTTGATTCATATTAGGTACAACATATTTATAGTTTTCCCAATAAGACAATGTGTTTTCAATATCTTTTAAGAATCTTTCTTTTCGAGATTCTTCTGTAGAATACTGATTATCAATATTTCTTGTTGCTATTTGTTGAATAGCATCAAATACTTCAACAGATAAGTTTCCTTCAGTATTTTTGTTTAATAATTGATAAGATTTAGAACTATCTAAAACCTTTTGTTTTTCATTTTCTAATTCTTTTATTGCTTGAGTATCTTCAGGCTTTTCAAATCCTATTCTTTTTCCTGTTTGCCCCCAATCGCTTTGTACTTCTTCAATAAATAATACTTTATTACCATTTGAATCTATACGAGTATTCATTCTTAAATGAACAAGTATGTTGGCTTCGTCATAGTGGGTAGATTTGAAGTCTTTTTTAACTTGTTCTTTTACGGAAAATTTTGAACCTTGCGTTTTTGATACCATAGCTGCTAATCTATCAGCTTCTTCTTTTGTATCAACTGTATTATAAACATCCCCTTTACTATCAATTATATCAAACTTACCCGTAGTTCTCGGCAAAGTAACCAATACCTCTTTATAATTTTCTTTTTCTCCTTCTAATTGGTATGAAGAGAATTTTGTATCATCTTGTCTATCCTCGTTTTCAAGAAATTCTCTTGCTTCATTCCTTGTCATGTCCTGTCCTACTTCATCTTCCAATAAAGTGTCAATTTCTTCGTCAGAAATTTCACTACTTTTAACTACTTCAGTAACTTCAATTCTATTGTCATCTAGGTAGTTTTGAATATCTGCTTTAGAAACAGAACCTGTTTGAGAACTTAACCAATCAGCTAATCCTGTCCACTTAGCTTCTTCGCCTTTAGCAAACTTTTCTATCCATTGTTTTGCAGGCATTTTATCTTGCTTAGAATCATTGATTGTTTTTTCTAAAGGTGAATAGAATCCGTTTATTAAGTTTTCGTTAGCAGTAATATCGCCTCTTTTTCCTTGTGAGAACTGAGGTGATACAATATTTTTTACCCCTATTCCAAATGGAGCTACTACTTGACTTTGAGCAGAAGGCTTTAAATCGTTTTCCTTCTTAAATTCGCTAGTCATTAAATCGTAAGCGTTTATTTTTCTATCAGGAACACCAACAACATCGCCCAATACGTTATTAGAATAAGTAGAATGATTAGATTGACCACCAAAACCAGTTGGCTTTAAAACTAACATTATATCATTTAGCTTAAAATCATTATCTGCATAAAAACCATCTCTTAAAGCATTATAATCTAAAAAAGCATTATTTTTTTCTAAGAAAAGTTTTAAAGGAGTATTCTTATCTTTTTGAGCGTCAATAGCTAATAACAATTCTTTTCTTTTTGGAGATTCTTTAAATGATTTCCAAGAATCAAATGAATTTACTAGTTCAATAATATCTTTTGTTTTAGAATTTTCTAATACTCCTTTTTTGAAGTCATTGTAATTTTTAAATCTTTTTTCTAATAATTCAAAAACTCTTTTATTAAATAGTTTACTTATTAAAGGAGAACCACTTATAATAAAAATATAATCAGACTCTGATATATATCTATTTATTGATTTTTCGCCTTTTCCAGTAGCCCATATAATATTTTTATCTCTATTTTCTGGGTCTAAAGCAAAACTAGCACCTGCATCTAAATAGTGTTTTTTCTTGGTTACTTTGTCAAAATAAAATCCTCTTCCCAACTGGTCTGCAACCCAAAACCATACTTTTTGGTTTTTTGCCACTATATCATTTATTAATACTTCCATATCTATTATGTCAGATTCTTTAACAAATGATAATTTATGTCCTTTTTTATTGACAACTACTTTACTTTCTTCTTTTTTTGTTGTTTTGGAAGACTTTTTTAATTGAGATGGAGTTCCAATAGGAGTGCCAAAATCTTTTACGTTTTCCTCGCCAACTATACCACTAATACTTTTACCTTCTGTAAGTGCAGCAGATATTTCTTTTGCTAGCTTCTTAAACGTAGCAATATTAGAACCTTTTAGTATAGGCTTCAGCCCTAAAGACTTAGCAATTCCATTAATAAAATCTATTATTTTATCTTTTAACGATGTAGGTATCTTTGATAAATCTATATTGCCATTTGCTATTCTTGCTATGGTCTCAGTTATAGTTTCGTCCTCTAAAGTATTTTCTCCCTCGTAATTACTTTGTGCCCACTCAACAACAGCAGCTATCTCAGGATTGCTAGCAACTAGCTCGTTTAGTCCGTCTATTATTGATTTGTATAACTTGGGGTTTGTGTTCCTTATTATATTAATGACAGGGTGAATTCCCTCGTGCCATACATCCACACTGCCCCACTTAGCATCAACCTTACTTGCATTGATAAATATTTTACCTGACTTAGATATAAACACACCAGTTGCCTCCGATGCACTACCTCTCTTAACTCCTTCAGCGTCAAGTTTATCTTGAAAATCTTGGTCGTTATCAATTACTTCTACAGTTATCCCTGTTGCCTCTAAAGCCTGTTGAACTTTTTGAGCAGCACTAATAACGTCAGCATTAATTTTAGCAGCCTTAGCTCTTAAAGCTTCTTTGGCTTTCTCTTTAGCCTTTTCTTTTTCTGTTTGTACTGGCTTTGCTTTCTCAGCATCCTTTGCAGCTTTTTCTTTAGCTTTTGCAGCTTTCTCAGCTTCCTTAATTCTTTCCTTAGTTCTTTCCTTAATGGCTCTAGCCTTCTCCTTATTAAACTCCTTTAGCTTCTGCTTGTTATAATTATCTACAAGAGCCTGTTGAGCAGCGTTTTTACTTCCAGCATTTTCAATTACTTCATTGCCATCTGTATCCTCGGCATTCCAAGTTATTTCGCCATCTTCGCTTTTTAACTTAGATATTGTTCCTATTGTATCGCCACTAACGTCATCTACTAACTCTACAGTTACCGATGCTAAGTAAGTATAAGAACGTCCGTTATCGCCTTCCTTTTCATCTTCTTCGTAGTCTATGGCATTGTCCTTGGTAAAGGTATCGTGACTAGTGTCTGAAACCGAAATTGGTTCGTACTGATTATTTGTATCTTCTATAAAGTCATTAACAGTTACTGGAGATATTCCATTGTTACCCTTATCCCAATTTGTCTTGTCAGCAGCGTCAACATCTTTCTTAAACTGAGATATCTCATCTAAAAATTCTTTTTCAGTATACTTTGAATCTGGATTAAGGAACGCATCGTAGTATTTTAAACTAATAGCTTTAGCCCTTTCTCTTAAATCCGTAGGAACATTAAAATCTCTTTCTATCTCGTAGAAATAATGCCCAACGCCATCTGGTATTAACCAACCTAATCTTTTTTGTATTTTAGATAACTCTTTAGCAGCAAAATCCATTTGCGCCTCTGGAAAACCATTAACACCATCCTTGGCTAAATAACCTTCAGGTGTCATTACCTGAAACTCTGCGATTTTACCATTTGAAGCTCTTACTTCAAGAAGTCTTTTAGGGTATCCTAATCCAGTATCATCTTTTTCGGTTCTTATTATACCGCCCTTGTACTGTGCTTGTAGTTTTTTATAAAGAACCATTACATCCTTCTCGCTGTAAGCAATTAGGTTTGTTCTAGCACCATCACCAAGCCATTGTGCCTTACCTTTATACCATCTAAGTATCTTAGTAGCAGCTCTTTCGGCTCTTTTTATTCCAAAGGTAGATAAAAAACCTAAGTCTCCTATTACTTTAGCTGCAACTTTTTCAAGTTCTTTTCTTGCTTCTTCGTAGTCTTCTGATGCGTTTCTAACAGTTTCTTGAGTAGAAGGAATAAGAATATTAAGAAGTTCGGTAAATCTCTTAACCTCTTCGTCTGATAATCTTTCTCCCTTTTTTTCTAGTTCTATTTGTTTTGCTCTAAGCTTGCCATATTCTTTTCTTTCGCTAGCAAGTTCTTGCTGTCTTATGAATTCGTTGTTTCTTCTGGTGGCTTCCTGTATGGCATTACGAAGCATTTTCCTGCGTCCGAGAAGTCCCATGTCGCTCCCATTATCTCCATTAGCTCGTTCGAGTAATCCAGCCATTCTTTCGAGGACATCTTTTCTTCTGAAATCGCTTTTTGGGTCTGCTCCTGATTGGATGAATCTGGATTCAATTGGTTTTGATTTTGTTTCATAATTTATTCCTTTTTCTTTTATTTTTATTGCAAATCTACCTAAATTTCTTTTAAATAATTCTTTAGCGTTTTTACTAAAATAATTAAAAGCTATAAAATCAATAGTATTTTCTTTTAAATTAATAGTATGGTCTAAGCCTATTTCTTTTGCAATAGCTATAGCCTCTTCTAGGTTATCTACCTTTACTTTTATTAAATTTCCAGTATGTTTTTTTGTTCCTAAATCTTCCTTAGACAATCCCTGTGCCGCTATTGTAGATTCTTGAACCTCAGGAGCAAGTGCTCCCATCAAAACAGCAAACTCAGTAGCTTCGTCTATATTTGTGGTCTCTAATTCAACTTTAGTTGACACCTCTCGCACCTTAACACCATCATCGTTTGTGTATGCGCCAATATTAGTTGCTAATGATTTTATTTTTATTCCAAGTGCTTCAGCTACTGAATTTATAGTTTCTATATACTTCTTATATGCTGGAGATTTTTCTACGTCATTAGCTTCTTCTGTGGTTTTTACCATAGCATCGTAAAAAGGAGCTACATACACACTTGTGGTTTTTTCTACAGGTACATTTTCAACTACAGGAGCTTGTTCCTTAACCTCAGCAACAGGTGCATTCTTTTCATTAAACGCATCTTGAGCCTCTTGTTGAGCAGCTTTACCAATATCACTAAATGCATCTTTACCAAATTGTACTTTCCACTCTCCTTTATTAAATACCAACTTTTCATCACGACCAAAACGAGATTTTACAATAACGCTGTCACCTTCTTTAGGGGTAACCTCTGTTGTCTTTTTAGTTACTTCTTGCTCTGCTATTGATTTAGTAGTTTCTTTGGCTTGTTTTTCTTTTTCACGTTCTATAATAGCATTATATCTATCATTAATTTCTTGTACCTTATCTTTAACCCTTTGCGATTTTTCCGCTTCCGTTGGATTATCGGTATAAATAACTTTACCTGTTGCTGTTCTTATTTCAGAATCTCTTTGTTCGTTAATTTTGTCAATACTTTTTTGTAGTTTGGCTGCTACTTCTTCTACATCACCAAGTTCCTGTACTTCACCACTAACACCGCTAATTGGTGCAGCAGGGGTTTCAGTTGCTGGTATAACTTCTTGTTCTGCATTTATTTTTTCTATTTCTAATGGCGGTACGCCTGCTTCTTTTAATTTGTTTTCTCTTGCCGCCTTTACTTGTTCTTCAGTGTAGTCACCATTAGGCAATCCTGTTTGTGCTTTAAAATCAACACCCTGATAGAATTTGGTATTTAGTGTTGGTCTTTTTTCTATTTCTTTTATTGTGCTTGTACGCTCTTTTTCAAGTTCTTGCTTTTTTTCCTCAAGTATTGCAATTACTTCTGGGTCAGAATTTTCGTTGATACTTGCACTTATTTCGTCAATTGAAGTATCTAAATTATCTATTTTTGATAAATCTTCGTCTGTTGCTTTTTTAGCCGTTTCAACATGGCTGTCAATTTCTTTATTAGCCTCTGCTTCTAGTTTTTGTGCTTTTTCTTCTATGGCATCTTGTGCTGTTATAGTTGGTTGAGATACAGCACTTTCCATTAATTTTGCTGCTTGTGTTTTCTTTTCTTGAGAAGCTGCTATCGCTTTTTTATCTACATACTTCTGTGCTAATAATACTGGTGCTGTTTGTATCCCACTTGAAAATATTGCGGCAAAAGCAGCATCGCTAATACCGTCACTAAGTTTAACGTCTTTTTTGCCGTTCATATAAATATCAACAGCATTACTACCTATTTGATTAGTAACTTCTCCTAATATTTCTTCTTTAATAGCTTTACCATATTTTTTAAGGAAACCTTCTTTGACCATTTTTTCAATAGATTCCTTAACAACTTTTTCTGCTGCTTCCTTTCCTATTGATGCCACTAAATCTTTTACAACTTTACCTCCACCCATCATATTCTCAGTAGCAAATTCCAATGCTGCTTTTATTGCTCCAGCAGCTACTACTTGTGCGCCAATTTCCTTACCTTCGCTTTTAGCTTGTGTAATTTCTTGGTTCATCATTCCACCAACTACTCCTGCTGCTGAATATGGATTTAAAAAAGCTAAAGATGTAGGTGCATTTTCTAAAAATGAATTTACTCCTTGACTTACAATCTCTCCAACATCTCCACTTTTTACAAGTTTAATTACGTCTCCGCCATACTTAGAACCTAAATTAGCTATGCTTTTTTCTTTACTTGTTTGGTCTAATATTTTTCTTCCAATAACAGCTAAATCATCGCTTAACCTCATTTCTTCTACTCCAATAGGCTTTCCTAATTCTTTTTCTGTCTTAGCTTTCCAATCAATAATATCTTTTGTCATCTTACCAGTGTCAATGCCAACCATACCATAAAAACTTCTTTCTATGGCTGATATTGATTCATCGTAACCTTCTGGAGCTGTAAGGAAGTAGGCAAGCGTACTCTTAACACCTCTTAACAAACTTTCTCCTTTAGTGTTGTAGCCCATGTCTTCTGCTATAACACGTTGAGCATCTATGCCTTTATTTAATGACTCTATTTTCTTTTGGTCTTGGTTTATTTGCGACATTACGTTCTGCATACCTTGACCATCACCTTTTTTCCCTAATTCATCTGCAATTAAAAGGTTGTTAGAAATTCTTTTTGTTATATTATCAACAGTGCTTTTATATAAATTAGTTCTACCTATTGGGTCTTTATCTGCTACTGTCTTTTCTTTAGGCATACTAAATGCTTTTGGCATAGCAGGTGCAACAGGTTCTTTAACAACTTTATCTACATTTGCCTGCAAAGGAGAATCTTTCATTACAGGTAATGTATTCGTGTTTGATATATCTGTCGAAAACGATGGAACAGCAGGAGTTTTCTTTATCAAATAAGTTTTAGAAATATAATCTAATTTTTCTTGAGGCAATTCTTCTCCAACAGTGGCATAAAAATTCTTGACAAAATCTTCTTCTTTGCCAGTGTAAGTCTTGTTTATGTAATCTAACTTTTCCTGTGTAAGTTCTCTATCTTTTGAAGTATATAGATTCTTTACCAATTCATTAAAATCTGGCATATTTTATAATCTCTCGTCTTTTTCCCCTTGTACTGTACCTTTTTTTGGTTTTGATGTTGTGTTTGATGCTTTTACTGCTGGCTTAGAACTACCGCCTACAGAATTCATCTTTTTCCAAGTATCTTCGTCTATTTGAAGAACACCCTTAATAACAGATAGTGGCACTTCTATTCTTGCTGGAAAATTATCCTTAGTTCCGCCATTTTCTCTGTGGGCTTCATATTCTGGACTCTCCCTTTCTTTAATAGTTGCTGTTCTTGTTCCTAAAACATAACCTTTGTTATTATCTATTTTGCCTACATAAGTAACGTCCTTAAATTTCTTAACAGCATCATCTTTACCGCCTACGTTTAAGTTTACTACATCTGGTTTTGTTCCAATATAAGTGTAAAGGTATTCTCCTTGCTTAACAGTTGGTGTTGGCTCAACTTCAGTTATTCTTATTTTTTTATTCTCAAAAGTTCCCCTACCAGTTGAGGTAAAATTATTTATAGTAAATCCTTTGCTTGGCGTGATATTTGTTTCTATCTTACCTATTTTACCCAGCTCTTGAGCATATACTTTTATAGCAGCACTGTTTTCGCTGATTAAAGGATTGGCTTTTATTATGCTTTCAATTTCTGGCTTATAATCACTTACAAAATTTTCGTAATTAGTCTTATCCCTTAAATATATTTGAGCAGAATTTATTAAAGCTTCGGGTTTTACTGCTCTTTGAGCAAATACTTTACCATCTTTTTTTATTACAGTTGCACTTTTTAATTCATAATCACCATCAGAAAGGAAGGCAACAGATTTTTTCATTTCTTCACCTGTATTAATTTTAGGAATTAATTTTTCAGTAGCTAAGCGATATACATTAGGCAAGTTAGGGTCTGCTGTAATTCCACTTTTAGGGTCTTTTGCTCTTTCTGTTAAATATGGAATGTCGTGAGTCTGGAACGCTTTACTATCTGCTTCTGGTATTAAGTATTTATTCTTACTTAAAATCTCTTTAGCGGCAGCTCTTTCTTTAGTTGCTTCTTCATATCTGCCCATATCTAAATTGTATGTAGCAAGTTTTTGAGGGTCTAAATATCCTTTAGTCATAAGCATATCGTTAGTGCTCTTCTCTACATCTTTTCTAGCAAGCTCGTCAAACTTGCCTCCAACTTTCATTCTACCAGCTAACATCTTCTCTTCTTGAGCCTGTTTGGCTAATCTAACTGCTTCAGCCTTTTTTTCGGCTGCATTCATTTCAAGCTCTTTATTAGCTACCCTTGTTAGTACGTTACCGCCAAAGGCAGCACCGCCCTTATTTATTAAGCCTAAGCTCCCTGCGAGTCCTATAGTATCTTCCATTATTCGTATTTCCCAGTTCTAAAATTATATTGCTTATTAGTATTGTCAATACCACTAAAACCTCCATCGTTATATGGTTCTACATAATTATTAAATCTATTTTTTAGTCCCATTTTATTGCCTGTTCCTAAATAAGTTGAATATAAATCAGGGCTGTATGCATCTGCTGTACTTCCTGCGCCTGTGCCTGCACCTGCTTTTCCAGCCATCAAACTTTTAGTCATACCGTAACCCATTAAATCTCCGCCTAAGTTATTTAAACTATTGCTTATCATAGCTTTATTGCTTTGAATAGCTTGACCTAAACCTTGCTCCTTCATTAATCTTCTTTGTAAAGCTGTTTGAGTATTCATAATTCCAAGTCTATTATACTCATTCATAGCACTTTGTTGTCTACCCATGGCAGCGTTATAAGCACTTCTTCTTAAAGAAGCATCGTTACCGCTAAATTGGTTTAAAGCATTTATAGATTCTGCGTTACCCATTCCGCCAATAGCTCTTGATAGTTGACCGCCAGCCATATTTTGAGCATTATAGTTTCTAGAAGCCATTATTTGAGCTAAACGAGAGTTATATCCTGCCGTTTCTGCTCCTGTATACCCTTGTGGATTAGCAACACCAGCAACTGCTTGTTGGTAGAAACTATTTAATCTTGCGTCTGGGGTATACTGGGGAACTGGCTGTCTATCTAATTCGGCAGCAGCTGCTTCTGCTTTATTCTTGTCTTGCCAAGAATTATACATATTATAAGCTTGTAGTCCTGCTCCTATTCCTGCTGCTATTAATGGTAAAGGCATAATTATTTTATTTTTATAATGCAAATGTACTATTTAAATAAACAAAAAAAAAGCCCAATATTACTACTGGGCAGTTTTAATCACATGAAGAACTTGGATTAATCACATCCAACAATCGAGTGCAAATATAAAAACATTTTTCACATTTCAATAAAGTTTTTTAATTATTTTGTTATTTCTTATCCCATCCTCAAATATTTTTCTACTCCTAGTAAAAACAGTGTCTCCTATTTGAAATACGATACGAGGATTAGCCCCATACCATATTTCGATAATCTTAATCTTTTCGCCCTTGTCCGTCTCATAAGCACCCTGTTTAAGTATTCTAATTTCCATTATCCAATAACCTTTTTAATCATATTGAAACCCATCTCGTGATTGACAAACTGGAAACACTCGTCCTCTAAGTTCTCAAGAATTTTATAGGTAAACTCCTCTTCTGCATCCATGTGCTCCTGTTTAACTTCCTTACTTCCTCTAAAAGCACCATCAATAAATGTTAATAAGTACTCCAAACTAATAAAAGCATCCTTTAAAACCTTAACAGTCTTCTTATTACCTATTCCGACCTCGTATTCTCGAATAAAATTCTTGTAATGACTGGCTGCGTTTAGGGTAGCATGAAGACCAACCATTGAAATTCTTACGTTAACCATTATTTTGTCTTTCTCCTCTTCTGACATGGATTTCCATTGCGATTTTGTTATCATATATTTTTTTTCTATTGAACTATTTTAAAATTAACATTTTTACTAACTCTTTCCTCTAAAACCTTTATGCACTTCTTCTGATTATCCTCGTCCATCAATGCTGTAATTTCTTCAGGAATAACTATTGAAATAGGGTATGCACCAGTCTTTACATTTGGTTTAAACTTCTGATTTACTTTCTTTAGCAAATACTCAACGCAAACCTCGTTTCTAAAGAAGTTCTTGTTAATATCCTCTAATAGATGAGCCACATCTATCTTGGTTATCTCTGATAATCTGTCTACTGAGATTCTCCAAGAGGCAACCTCTTCCTTAAATTCTTTTAAGGTTAAGTCCTTGTGTAAGCCCATCTTGCCTTGTTCTTTCATCATAAGACCTTGGCAATATTCCTCAGATTTATTTAAAATAAAGGAACATTCTTTGTAATTTAGATTTTTTTTCATGTGTATATTTTTTTATTTTATAAGTTTTGTATTTTTTCTGTAAGTTCTATTTGTTCCTTTAAATCTTTAATTTCATCTAGGAAGACAAACTGCTCTTTTTGTAACCTTTTAGCCTTTGCATTTAGCAAAACATTCTCGTAATTAAACCTAGCAAATACTTTTGCATTAAATTCCTGCATACGGTAAAGAGTCTTTAGGTGCTCTAGGGCGTTCTCCTTTTGCTTACCCTCTGCTTTTATAGCTTTCAGCTCAAAAGTCTCTATAAACTCATTGAACTCCCAGAATTCTGCGTACAGCTCTACGTTTCTAGTGTTAGTTGAAAATAAGGCAAAGTACTCTTCAACCTTTTTGACCATTACCTTATAATCGTCTGCTCTTACTTTTTGTATTTCTTTATATTCTTCTAGTGTCATATTTAAAAAGGGGTGTAATCTTCTGGTAAATCAAAACTTGCTTGTGTAACTATCTTCTCGCCTATCTTCTTTTTAGTTTCTTCTGGAACTTGATACGAGTTTTTAAATCCAGTATCTATTCTAAGTATACGACCATCAACTGTCTCGTTGTAGCACTTTTTACTAAATTCAAACTCTAAAGGGACTAATCCTTTTTTACCTACAATCTTAGGTTTAATCTTCTTAACATCAATATTTGCTGTATTAGATTGTTGCATTAATCCATTTATCTCTTCATAGGGTCTATCAACACAAATTAAGCTCTGAGCCTTAGCGTACCAAGACTGACCGCCATTTATCTCAAATACACTTGGTGCTTTTGGTAACTCGCCAGACTTAACACCTGTAGGGTTTCTTGCGTGACATATCATAAAAGAATGTAAATTCTCTATCTTAGAAAACTTGTTCCATTTAGGAAGAAAGACAGGAAGATAAGATGCAATATTGGCTAAATCTGATGCACTGTGCTCTAAATCGTTGAAGTTGTCTAGTAAAGTGCAGTCTAGACCTCTATCTCTCTTCACTTCTCTAGCTAACTCAAAATAATTATCAAGACTCAATCCGTTTACTCCATCGTCCTCAATAACTGCAAAATGTTCTTGAATAAAAGGTTGTACCCTATAGATTTCTGCTTCTGTAATGTAATTAGGAAACCTTTTATCAAAGCTTTTACCTGTTAATGAGTGTGCTATCTCGGAGAATATTTCCTCTGCCGTTCCTGTCTCAGGTGTATAGATTAAATGCTTCTTTCCGTATTTAACTGTAAGACCTATAAGTAATTGCATAGCAAACTCACTCTTACCTGCACTAGGGTAACCGTAAATGATAGTAGTATTACTAGGTCTAACTTGATAGTAATCGTCTAAAGTTTTAAAACCAGTGCTTAGTAAATTTGCTGTATTGTTTTTATGTAAGTCGAATAGCTGTTCTGTTACATCGTTAATTCTTTTGACTTTCATATTACTACTCTTAGGTTTTTAGGATTTTGTTTTTCTGCGTTTTTTGGTTTATCTCCAATATTTAAGTATTTATCTAGTTTATCCTGTCTGCTTATAAACTCTAGAGTTAGATGATGAGGATTGTTTATATGAAACTCGTCTGCCGCACAGTTTTGTATAGCTGTAGCAAAATCTTGTTTACTGTAACCTTCTTTTAGCCTAGCAGTAAAAGCAGTTTTAGCTTTTGTTGGTATAACCTTGCAGTTCTTTTTGGTTTTAGAATTAAAGAACTTTAAAAGCTCAGACCAATTTATAATATCCTTTACTATATCACTATCACTATCACTATCGGCATTTTTGGTATCCGATGGGATGCGGTCGGATGCGGTCGCATTATTTTTATCCGCCCATCTTTTATCTGCATTCTCCTTATTCTTTACTCTAATTCCCTCGTATTTAAGTAAATCCCTTTTTAAAGATTGTTTTATAGGCTCAAAAGCAACTTCGGTTAGTATATCTTCTGGAATTGGATTTAAATCGTTTACATATTTTAAAGTATGTTTTAAAAGTTTTCCTGCCTGCTCGTCTGTTAGCTTTTCTATTGTGTAAATTATATCACAATAAAGTAAAAATGATTTTTTATTCTCCGCCATGATTTATTTTTTATTTAACCTTTACTAAGATAGTTTTTCCTAACTTGATGCAATCTAAGGTCTTTCTTGATATTGCTTGGTATACAGCTTGAACGCTTATACTTTTTTCCTTTGCGTACTCTAAAACGCTTTTATAATTTTCTATATTTTCCATGTGGCAAATGTAGTTTAGTATTTTAAACCAACAAGTTTTATTTTTAACTATTAATGAAAATCAGCCAATTAAAATTATTCTCAATACAAACCAATAATAAATAATTAAAAATAAATAAAAAATAATTTGCTTTTCTCATTTTATGAAATATATTTGCAAAATAAATTATAAATTTATGATGAACGAATTCAGAGGCTGGCTAACATCAGTATTAATTAATTGGGCATTTGAAGTCTGTCCAAATAATAGTTTTAAATACGACTTTGCCTTATTTTTAAGTAAACATATAAATAAATTATAATAGAAAAATGGAGAATAAAGTCAATCACCCAGTACATTACGGAGGCAAAGATAATCCATTTGAACCTATCAAGATTATAGAGCACTACGACCTAAACTTTATGTTAGGCAATACTATAAAGTATGTGTTAAGAGCAGGTAAAAAAGGAAATAAACTTGAGGACTTAGAAAAGGCTTTATGGAACTTACAAAGAGAAGTTGATAATATGAAAAGTAAGTCAAATATAATTGAGGAGATGGAAATTCAGCTAAGAGAAGAGCAAGAAAATCAATTAAAAAGAATAGCAGAATCTTACTTATAAAAAAACATATGGCAAATAAATCAACATCACAATGGGCTTCTTACGATGATAATATCAAGAAGTTTTTAACTGAAAATGAGTCATTATCTGATATTCAAGTAGCTAGATTAGTTATAGGAGAAGAAGATAAGTATCAAGTTGAGTTATTGAGGACTTATGTAAGAAGGAATAAGAAAAGAATATTGGATGTTTATGAAGGCTCATACGAAGCAACTGATAGTTTAGATATTGATAACACCACAGTTAAACATATGTGGGTTAAAAGCAAAAACACTAGTTTGTTTGTTAAGAATCCTAATTTTATAAAGCCAGAGGATGCAATAGAATCAAGTTTTAGAGCGGAATTAATAAAAGACATACAAGAATATGTTCCTAAGTTTCCTGTTTTAGAAAGAATAGAAAATAAAAATAGTTATTTATTAGTTTTAGACCCAGCAGATATTCATATAGGTAAGCTATGTACAGCTTTTGAAAGCGGAGAGAGTTATAACAATCAAATAGCTGTTCAAAGAGTATTAGATGGCGTAAAAGGTATATTACAAAAGGTTAGTTCTTTTAATATTGACAAGATATTATTTATTGGGGGTAACGATATACTTCATATAGATAGTCCAGCCAGAACAACAACTAGTGGTACTCCTCAAGACACTGATGGAATGTGGCATAGTAATTTTTTAATAGCCAAACAATTATATGTTGATGTATTAGAGTTACTAATAGGAGTTGCAGACGTTCATTTTACGTTTAACCCTAGTAATCATGACTATACAAATGGTTTCTTTCTTGCACAAGTGATAGAAACATATTTTAAAGACTGTACTAACATAACTTTTGATTGTTCGATAGCACACAGAAAAGGATTCCAATACTTTAATAATTTAATAGGAACTACTCATGGCGATGGTGCTAAACAACAAGATTTACCTCTATTAATGGCAGTAGAATTTGCTAAAGAATGGGCGGAAACAAAACATCGTTATATTTATACGCATCACGTTCATCACAAGACAAGTAAGGACTATGCAGGTATAACTATTGAAAGTCTTAGAAGTCCCTCAGGAACAGACAGTTGGCATCACAGGAATGGCTACCAGCACGCTCCTAAGGCTTGCGAAGCATTTTTGCATTGTAAAGAAAATGGTCAAATAGCCAGAATAACTCATATTTTTTAATTATGACACGCAAAGAAAATTTGACCACATTAAACTTTCAGTACGAGCGCATATGCACAGGATATATTGACGAGTTTATAAAGAAGCAAAAAGTTATTTTTGACTACAATATGGCGCAAGAATCAGGCGATGTAGTTAAGTACTTTGAGCACTACTACTTTAATATCAGAGACATAGTGTACGATTTAACACATAATTGCGCCAAGGGGTTGATTTACAAATGGCAGTCTTATAATATTAAAAACGATTGCCAGTGGACTTACGAGCAGTATTGTAAGAGGTTGAGAAAAAGACACAAGCAAGTGGAGAATGTGGAAATGCCTTGTCAGGTAACGCTAATGTATAATGGAGTAGTAATAAGTAGATAATAAAAAATATGGTCAGGTGGCGAAATAGTAGACGCTAATAAGGTTAAGTGTACTCATAATCTATAACTCGGTACACATACAGGGGCAGAACCTGTCCTGACCACGAAGAAACGGTAATCTTCCTATATGGCATCCAGTCCATTAATCTGGAGAACTTACCTGACTGATGGAAAGACATCAAAACTGTCTGATGGTGTAACTGGCAACACAACTGATTTTGGTTCAGTAGAGTCTAGGTTCGAGCCCTAGTTGGACAACTTAAATAAAAATATTAATCACATGGAAAAGACAACAAGCAGAGAAGAAGCACTAAAGAGAATAATTTCTCAAAAAGATTACGATAGACTTATTGAGAGAAATAAGGAGTGGGACGCAGAAGAAGCGCAAAGAAACTATAGGTTATTATATGTAAAAGCATTCTACGATAGCTTTCCATCAAACGAAATAGGAGGAGATAAATTATGACAGATAAAATAATAATTAGTGCAACTGCATTTGGAATGAAGCACACAATTGAATTGAGTGATGATTCAGGTATTGAAGATTTCTTTGTAGCTTTTAAATCATTATTAGTTGGTATTACATTTCCTGAAGTTGTAATAGATAACCACATTGCAGAATTAGCAGAAGGTATTATACCCGATAAGGTATGATACAACATACAAAATTTTATTAATGTATAAAATAATAATAAATAGAAAATGACAATATACAGTAGAAAAGAAACGACAAGAGCAATTAAGGTGATGATGGAAGTTTTTCCAGAAATAGGAATAAAACCGAATACTGAAAAACTAATATGCCTACTATCAGCAAGAAGATATTTTAAAAAATTAAAAATTTAGTAGTAATGGCAAGAAATAATAAAAAGACAGCAGTAGCTCAGCTAATAGACTACATGAGGGTGAATAGACACTTCATAGGTAACGACCTTCGTTTAGAGTTTCAGAGATTCTTGCTAATAGAAGAACAGGACTTAAAGAACTCATACGCACAGGGAACTTACGATGAGGGAGCTATAGCCACAGAAGATGACTGCAATAACTATTTTAAAGAAAACTTTACACAGGAATAAAAAAACATTTAACAAATAATAAAAATCATGAAATTAGAAGTATTTAAGGACATCCTTAACAGGATAAGAAAATCAGACGCAGTTGTTAATGCGTTGTATCCAAAGGTAGATTTAACTAACATAACGGACGAGTATGTCAACATCATAGAGATGCTGATGAAATGTTATTACGGAGAAGAGGCTGCTGATAATATTGGCTGGTTCTTGTATGAAAAAGCAGGTAGAGAGGATTTTAAGGCTTTTGATAAGGATGGTAAAGAGATATTAAAAGACGAGGATGAGTTGTGGGCTGATTGCGAAGAACTGAAAATGAGCAAAAAAGATTATATTCCACCACCCTTAATGACAGATGAACAGAGAGCAGAACTATTAGAGGAAATGAAGAAATCTTTTTTACAATTATGATTATACCTTCCTCCTTCCAGCTTTTAGGTCAAACGATTGAAGTAATTATCGATAATGAATATTGTCATAAGAATAAGTGTTATGGTCAGTTTATATCATTTGAAAATAAGATAATAATTGCCAATAAATTTAAATCAAAAAAAGTTTGGTTAGATTATAAGGTTGAAATAATCCATGCTACATTTTATCATGAGCTAATGCACTGCTTATTGTTTTATGCTGATTCTGAAAGTTGGTTAGACGAGAAATTGGTTGATAAACTTGGGAATTTTTTGCATCAATACGAAATAAGTAAAAAATAATACGTATTTAATAGAAAAATTGTATATTTGTAAAACCTAAAGTAAGTATTAAGCGATGTAAGAGCCGATTAATACTTACTAACTTTTAGTAACAACTAAACTAAGCCTCCTTTCAAGCTCTTACTGATTGGGGGCTTTTTTATTAAATTATGATTGATTTAGAGAAAAAAGAAAAGAAAAAAATATATATGAAAATATATAGAGAAGAAAACAAACTTAAAATAAAAGAAAATAAAAAAGAATACGATAAAAAATATAGTTTAGAAA